CGTTCCTATTCGGTGGGGCGCGGCATGGAACATATCAAACGTAGCTCAGTTTCACGGCGGGACTATGGAAGATGCCATGAACAGTTATATTGATGAGCGCAGGACACAAGGTCGTAGACCGTTCATTGATGGGCCGCATTTTGAGCTTATGGTTTAAATCTCTATTGCCTTTCTAATAAATTATAGTAATCTGCGTATCAGATAAACTGGGATTTTATAAGAATGGATGAGATATTTATTGCGGAAGCAGTTTTCCGTATGGTACGAGAAAGACGACAGAACATTGTTGACCAAATGCAATACGGCAATGTGAAGTCGCAGGAGCAATATCGTGAGCTTATGGGGAATTTAGACTCCCTAAATCATGTGGAACAGGAACTCAAGGGCCTGCTAGATAAACAGGAGCGTAGTAATGACTAAAGCGCAAACAGTAAACTTGAAAGCAGCAAAAGAGGCCGTTGCAGGTCTCGGAAAAGAAAAAGTGCTGGATCCCGAAAAAATCGGGGAAAGTCTCTTAGAAAGAATGCCCGGCCCAACTGGTTGGCGACTGTTGATTCTTCCGTACCGCGGTAAGGGTCAGACAGAAGGCGGCATATATCTTCCCAACCAAGTTGTTGAGGAAAATGCGGTCTCCACCCAAGTAGGATACGTCCTAAAGGTCGGTGAATTAGCGTATCAGGACACGGATAAGTTTCCGCATGGACCGTGGTGCGCGAAAGGTGATTGGGTAATGTTTGCCCGGTACGCTGGCTCTCGTTTCCGGATTGACGGTGGAGAGGTTCGTATTCTTAACGACGACGAGATTTTGGCAACGATCCAAAGTCCCGAAGATGTTTTACATTTCTAGGAGTAAAAAATGACTGAAGTAAACCAAATAGAACTTGATTTAGATGCCGAAGATACCGGACCTGTTGATGTTGAAGTTTTAACTGAGGCCCCTGTTTCAGAAGATGACTCTTTTGATCGTGCCGAAAATGCAACACAGAAGCGCATTGACCGACTTACTAAAAAGATGCGTGAGGCAGAGCGCCGTGAAAGCGAGGCTTTAAACTTTGCAAAGCAGGTTCAAGGTGAATCTCAACAACTTAAAAGCCGCATGGCTAACTTGGATACGAGTTACGTTAACGAGTATACAAACCGAGTTAACACTCAATTAACCCAAGCGGAGCAAGAGTATGCTCGTGCTATGGAGATGGGTGACAGCCAAGCAGCCGTTGATGCAAACCGTAAGCTAACGTCTCTTTCTATTGAAAATGACCGTGCTTCTCAGGCAAAGATGCAACAAGAACGTGCAAACGCTCAACGTGCGCAACAGCAGCCGCAACAACAGCAGCAGCCACAACAGCAGGAAATGCGCCGTCCAGATCGTAAAGCCGAGTCTTGGGCAGAGAAAAACGAATGGTTTGGTCAAGACGATGCTATGACCTACGCCGCGTTTGGCATCCATAAAACCCTTGTAGAGGAAGAAGGGTTTGACCCGAAGAGCGATGACTACTATAATGAACTAGACAGTCGCATTAGCAGTAAGTTTAATACGACCTCAAACAACACTAGCAGACGTGCCGTCCAGACGGTTGCTGGGGTTTCAAGACAAACATCTGGGCGCAGCAGTGGGAAAAAGGTTCGACTCACTCCGAGCCAAGTCGCTATCGCGAAAAAATTGGGTGTGCCGCTAACTGAATACGCAAAATACGTGAAGGATTAGAACTATGTCAGAGAACAAAATTGATCGAACGCCTCACGCAAACAAAACTCGGGAGAAGACGGCTGCGCGTAAGCCGTGGGCTCCCCCGTCTATGCTAGATGCACCGCCTGCACCGGATGGTTATAAACATCGTTGGATTCGCGCCGAAACGCGTGGGTTTGATGATCGGAAAAACATCAGCGCTAAAATGCGCGAAGGTTGGGAACTTGTCCGTCAGGATGAATACCCCGACTTTGAATCCCCGGTAGTCGAAACAGGTAAATATGAAGGTGTCTTTGGAGTTGGCGGTTTAATGCTTGCTCGTATCCCTGTTGAAACAATCGCTGAACGGACGGCCTATTTTGCCAAGCGCAATACAGACCAGATGGAAGCGGTGGATTCTGACATGATGCGGGAGAACGCACACTCAACTATGACGATCAGTAACCCTGACCGTCAATCTCGCGTAACCTTTGGCGGCTCTGGAAAATAGGCCGTCTTTTTACATATGGAGCTAAGATATGGCTAATACACTAACAGGTGGCTATGGTCTTCGTCCTATTAGTAAAGTTGGTGGAAACGTTAACTCAACTGGTATTACTCAGTATGAGATAAAAAGTGACTACTCAACTGCCATTTTTAACGGTGGTATTGTTATTCCGGTAAACACTGGAACAATAATATTGACTGATCAAGCGGTTGCTCCGCTTGGTGTAATGGCTGGAGTCGAATACGTAGACTCTACTACTAAGAAGCGAACCTTCCTAAACTACTGGCCCGGTTCTAACAGCGTCAGCGTTGACACAAATTTCCCGATACTGGCGTCTGTATATGACGACCCGTTTCAGCTATTTGTAGTAGCCGCGGACGGAACAAATACAAGCAGAGCGACAGCCCAGCTTGATGTGTTCATCAACTGTAATATGGCAGCAGTAGGCGGTGGCAGCACTAATACCGGAATGTCTTCTGACATGCTGGACATTAGTACGGCAGCAACAACTAACACGTTGGATGTTCGGATTGTAGGTCTTTATAATGATCCTTCAAACGAAGATTATGCTGCTTTAGGTCATCAATATATTGTTCGTCTAAACGGTCACTTCAACAACGGTAATACTATCGCTGTTGGTACTTACGCAACAACTGGCATTTAAGGAAGGGATATAGAATATGGCTATTTCTCGCGCACAACTAGCGGCAGAGCTAGAACCCGGCCTAAATGCTTTATTTGGGCTTGAATACGATCGTTACGAGAACGAACATGGCGAAATCTTCGATGAAGAAAGCTCAGACCGAGCTTTTGAGGAGGAAGTTATGCTCGGTGGTTTTGCAGCAGCACCACTTAAAGGAGAAGGCACTGCCATCTCGTTTGATGATGCTCGTGAAACATACACTGCTCGTTACACTCATGAAACTATCGCACTTGCGTTTTCAATTACTGAAGAAGCTATTGAGGACAATCTTTATGATCGTCTTGCTTCTCGCTATACGAAAGCACTGGCTCGTTCGATGGCTCAAACTAAGCAGATCAAAGCGGCTGCAATTCTGAACAATGCGTTCTCTGCTACGGGCGGTAACGCTCTTGGTGACGGCGCAGCACTTTGTTCAGCTTCACATCCGTCTTTGTCCGGCAACCAGACCAACCTTCTGACGACTGCGGCAGATCTCAACGAAACCTCTTTGGAGCAGATGTTGATTGATGTTGCAGGATTCACCGATGAACGTGGTCTTAAAATTGCAGTTCGTGGAACGAAACTTATCATTCCAAAAGAGCTTCAGTTTATTGCAGAGCGAGTTCTTAACTCAAATCTGCGTAGCGGAACTGCTGATAACGACAACAACGCAATGAAGAACATGGGCATGTTGCCAGACGGTGCAGTGGTTAACCACTTCCTGACTGACACAGACGCCTTCTTCATAAAGACTGACGCACCAAACGGCTTCAAGTTCTTTAACCGTTCACCAATTAAGACCGCCATGGAAGGCGATTTTGATACAGGTAACATGCGGTTCAAGGCCCGTGAGCGTTATTCCTTTGGCGTAAGTGATTGGCGTTCTGTGTTTGGTACTCCCGGCGCAGCGTAAATCAGGTCATCTTGACAAATTAAGGGGCAGCTTCGGTTGCCCCTTTCTTTTTTATTGCTCCTGTTGTATTGTTATCTCATCCCTGACAGTTGCATTGGGCGACTGACTTAACCCTGACAGGAGATTCTCATGGGTAATTCTACGTTTAGCGGACCAGTGCGTTCAGAAGGCGGCTTTCAGGTTGTTTCTAAAAATGAAACAACTGGTGCTTTTACAACTGTAGCGAACACGGCTTCAACAGGCATTGTAACAAACAAATTCGTAAAGCACGTTGGCTTTGCATCTGGAGTTACAGTAAACACAACCGCAGGCGACAGCCCCACGATTGGTGAGTTCACACAGCCCGCCGATACAATCATCACTAACATTAAGATTTTTTGTGACGTTGCTCCAGTTATTGGGGAAGGTGATATTGGTTACGAAGTTGGTACATCGTCTTCTGGCTCACAAATTGTTGCGACTCAGGCAGACGAAATCTTGGATGCTGGTACAACCGTTGTTGTACACAACGTAACGGTGACTGCATTAGTTCTTCAGACGCAAGATGGCACGACAGCGCCAGCCTCTGTTCAGTATACAGACGCCGAAAGAACTATCTTCTGCAACATCACTAATACAGTTAATGCGACAACAGCAGGATCGTTCACATTTATCATTGAGTACGTTCAGATTGCGTAATTATTAATTTGGTGGGGTTAACGCCCCACCCTTTATTATAGGAGATTAATATGGCAAACTCTGACGTACAAGTCCGATTTATCCGAGACGAACAGGCGGCAGACCCAAACGGTGTTTCAACGATAGCCGCTGTTGGTAACAACGCCGCATTAACAATTAACGGGGCATTGGCTTCTGGCGGTAGCGTTACAAACGCTTCAGGCAGACAGGTAACAATCTTGTCCGCAGGCGACGATGACGGTATTTCGTTTACCATAGTAGGGACTGATGTAAACGGCGCTTCTCTTACTGAAAGCCTTACAGGGGCCGACGATGGAACCGCAACTAGCGCTGGTTTTTTTAAAACTATTATAAGCATAACCGCCGTTGGTGATCCTGCCGGAAATGTAACTGCGGGTATTAACGGAAACGCTGCTGATGTTGTCTTTGCGGGTCGAACTCGTTTTAAGGGTTATTCAATTGTTTCTGGCGGCACGGCTGGAGAGTTAGATTTTCTTAACAGCGGTGTATCTGGAACTTCGTTTTTTAAAGCGCGTACTCTTGGAACAGACAATACAACACAGCATTATCATATTCCTGACGAAGGCGTTCTATTTAAAGATGGTTTCTATGTAACGTTTACCATTGGAACGGTAGACATGATGAACTTCTTCTTCGCATAGGAGTTGCCTGTGGGCGATAAACCGATCAAGCGCAACAAGACTAATTACCGTCCCACTAAATCTGGGGCGGGAATGACTAAGAAGGGCGTTGAGGCTCACCGAAAAAAGAACCCCGGATCTAAACTGAAGACCGCGGTTACTGGTAAGGTTAAGGCCGGAAGTAAAGATGCCAAGCGCCGCAAGTCTTATTGCGCCCGTTCTTTGGGCCAGATGAAAAAGTTTCCAGAGGCTGCAAAAGATCCTAACAGTCGTTTGCGCCAAGCTCGTAAAAGATGGAAGTGTTAATATGACAATAAGCCGTGGTCAAATGAACAAACAAATCACTACTTCTCCTCGCAAAAAAGTCGCTATGCCCAGAGGCTTGAGTTATTTTAGAAACGGTGGAGAAGCTTCAAAAAAGTCTAAGGGCAGTAAAATATGTCCTTCTGGAAAAGCGTGGGCCAAGAGAACTTTTGATACATACCCTTCTGCGTATGCAAACATGGCGGCGTCTAAATATTGTAAAGACCCAAATTATGCTAAGAAAAGTAAAAGAAAGGGAGGCTAATGTTAAGTAAACGTAACAATACAAAAGTTAAGAAGGTTGTGAAGGGGTTGAAAAAAGCTTCAAAGCTTCATGCTGGACAAGCAAAAACCCTAAAAACAATGCTGCGTTCTCCTAGAAAGAAAAGTTAAATGGGCGAGCTAAAGAAATGGCGCGAACAGAACTGGGTTCGAATAGGCTCTGACGGGTCTATTAAGGGACCTTGCGGCACTTCTAAAGACAAGAAAAACCCTGACCGATGTTTACCTAAAAGCAAAGCTATGTCTCTTTCTAAAGAAGAGCGCCGCGCAACTGCTGCAAAGAAGAAACGTGCAGGCTCAAAAGGCCAACAGGTTGTAAAAAACACAAAGGCTGCTACCGTTACAAGTATGTCTAGAGGGGGTGATCCTTCTGCAACAAGAGCACAAAGACCTTTTAATGGTAAGAAAATTCTCGGAACTGTGGTAGCTAGAGGTTGTGGAAAAGTATTAACCAGTAAACGCAAACGAACAAAAGGATCTGTTTCATGAAAAAGATGAAGAAAAAAGGCTACGCTAAAGGCGGAGCGATGATGAAGAAAAAAGGCTACGCTAAAGGTGGGGTGGCAAAGAAGAAGCCTGTTGTGGCAAAGAAAGCCGCTGGTGGCGTTATGAAGAAAAAAGCTGGCGGCGCGATGATGAAGAAAAAAGGCTTTGCTAAAGGCGGCGTAGTTAAAAGAAAGAAAAAGTAAATAAATGCCTTTTTTACAAAGTAATATACCGCACTTTAAGTGTTGGGTTCGTCGTGAATTTACGGTCAATCATGAGCGTTATCACGGCGAGTTCCTTCACGCTATGGTCATTGCCGTAACAACAATGCCCAACCGTTGTTTAAGCTTTCAAGTAATCTTTACGGGTTGCGAAGCTGATGAGGACGGCGATGCTAATGTTCATGGCGGTGCAATGTGGGCTCGTATGCCTATAACTGCCTTGGTTGCAGATGAGCCTTTAGAAGATTGGCCCAAGCCTATGGCTGTACACGAGGCACAACCTTGGGACTGCCCTTCACATACACACGCTGTATATACCTTAGACAGGGCTACTCCTTGTCCTTGGATGGCGAAGATAGATGGCAGGTTTTTCCCTGCTAAATATATGTTTACCGTTGATTACACAGATACCGACGTTGCAGATGATCCGGCTCAACACAAACAAGCTCATGTTATGCAGCTATTAGATGCTGATGAGTGGACCGGAAACATTGTAGCGTTACCTAACAATCGTGTGCGGGTAACTCACCCTGCGTGGTTTGAAACCGGAGAAGGCGCTCCAGACTTCAAACCTTCGCAGCATGTACATTATTCTAAATCTGATTTAGACTATACATTAGATGTAACCCAAATATTTGACAATATTTACAGCGAGGAATGAGATGGCGGTTTCTAATAGCGTAGATTTTGATCTTGATGTAGCTGATTATATTGAAGAAGCTTTTGAGCGGTGTGGCTTAGAGGTTAGAACGGGTTACGACCTTAAATCCGCCAAACGATCTTTAAACCTGATGCTTGCCGAATGGGCTAACCGGGGTTTAAATCAGTGGACTATTAAGCAGGTATCTTTGCCGTTAGTTACAGGTATTGCTGATTATCCTGCCGGAATATTAAATATGACAGTAGGGACTGTTAACGCTTTTAGATTGGGTGAAAATATTACAGGTGTAACAAGTGGTGCTACTGCTTCACTAACAAGTGCTACTTCTGCTACTGTTTTTGCTATAACTATACCTTCAGGGACATTTGTTGCGGGTGAAACTATTGTAGGTGAAACAAGTGGTGCTAGTACAACTGTAACTTCTGCGGTAGATTTTTTTAACGTAAGAAGCAATATAGATATTTTGTCTGTGGTAGTTCGGCGGGACGGGACAGACTTTGCTTTGTCTAGGTTAAGTAGAGATGACTATATTAATATTCCTAACAAGACCACTCAGTCTCGGCCTAACCAATTCTTTTTAGATCGTCAGGTTACGCCGATTTTAAGGATTTGGCCTACTCCAGAAAACGACACTGATGTTATTTTTTACAATGCTCTTACACGCATGGACGATGCTGATACCTTTATAAACAATATGGACATGCCGTTTAGGTTTTATCCATGTTTGGCCGCAGGGTTGGCTTATTATATTTCGGTAAAGCGGGCTCCTAATCGTGTTCAGATGTTAAAAGCTATGTATGAAGAAGAGTTTGAACGCGCTATGACTGAAGATCGTGACCGGGCATCGTTTAACGTTGTTCC